CCGCTAGGGAAGGCACCGCCCGGGTGCGCGGCCCGGGCGGGATGAATGCCGATTAGACAAGGGTCGATGGTGCGGACGCGCCCTGGTAGGATTCCCAGAGGAACAACTCTGCCTCGGTGATGTTCGCCGCGTTCGATGCGCTGGTTTGCACCGCGATGGTGTGGAACCCGTTGACCAGGTCCATGCACATCTCTGGCGTGATCTCGAACACCACGATCTTGTCCGCCACGGTGACCGAAGTCTGGAAGGTCGCCGCCGCGGTCTGCACTGCCAGCGCGTCCGAGGTCGCAGTCGCGGCAGTGAGCCAGATCGGCATGACGCCGACGGCCTTCGACCCGGTGCCGCTGGTGTCCTGACCTTGCAGGATCGACAGCGTCACCTGCGCCGCGTTGCCCTGGTTCACATGCACGACGACCCACGCCTTGAGCGCGTTCGCGAGGTCGCGGTAGGCGCTGGTGCGGCCCGCCGCGTCGGCCGCCGGCGGCAGCAAGGCGACCGGGGGGAACTGATACGGCATAGAAATCTGACGTGCCATCGTCCAATGCTCCTAAACCGCCCCCCAAAGCGGCATGAGTGGCTGTGCGCGAACCAGGGGCCGCGCGCAGAGCGGTGGGGAGCCGCGGATTTTTCGAGGATCAGGCCGCGAAGCGGACTGATGTGCCGTGAGGCGTCTGCCGCACTCAGGCCGCGAAGCGGACTGATGTGCCGTTAGGCGTTTGCCGATTCAGCGAGAGGCCAGCGCGATGAACGGGCTCTTGGTGTTGGTGCCCTTGAACGGGGTCAGCGGCACCGACCACATTGGCTTGCCATCCACGCGATAGGTGATGCGGAACACCATCTCGTCGGTCAGGAAGGCGACGTGCATGCTGGTCGCTGCCTGCACGCCGTTCTTGTCCACCAGCATGTACTGGCTAAGGTCCGCCAGCGTGATGTCGCCGGTGGTGCCAAGGGTAGAGTTGTATTCCGTCCAGACCACCTCGCGGCCATACAGGGTCGAGAACGGCGTGGCGGACAGGCCGCCGGGCGGCAGATAGACGAGCTGGCCGCCGGTGCCGACCGCCTGGTTCATCGCCATAAGCTGCGGCAGGCAGTCCTGGTTGATGAACCAGACGGCGTTTTTTGCCGACCGCGCCCAGAGGCGTGCCCACATCTGGTCGACGTTTTCCTTGACGATGGTTGCCGCAGCCTGCCCGGTCACCTTCGGTATCGTAATCAGAGCCGGGCTTTTCATGTAACCGAACGGCATGCCGGCGCCGGTGCCCTCCACGATGGCGTCCTCGGTCATGAACATGACTTCTTCCGAGAACGCCTGCGCCGCGATCGAGGTCAGCGCCGTCGAGTCCTGCAACAGCTCGTCGGTGGTGTACATCACCGACATCAGCTTTTTCAGGTCGAACTCGATGGTGCGGAACTTCGGCTTCGACGGGGTGACCGCCGTCCCTTCGCCTACCCAGCTCGACGCCACGCCACCCCAGCGGCTGCCGGTCGCTCGGCTGGTTTCGTCCACGCCCGGAATCTTGATGCCGTTCGCGTTGGCGCTGATCGGCAGCTTGTTCACCCGACTGAGGATCTCGCCCATGTCGTGCGCGAGCATGAAGATCGAGGCCGCGAAATCGACCTGGACCAGGAAGCCGCCGCCAGTCGGATCGACCTCGCCCGCGCCGGTCGGCGCGCGCACCAGGCGCCGGTCGGTGTCGCTGCCCTTCGAGCTGTAGTGCTTGAACACCGCCTGGAGCTGCTCGCCCAACGTCCGGTATTGCTCGCCCGCGCGCGGCGTGAAATCCAGCCCCTTTCGGGCCAGGCTGAGATAGTCGTCGAAGCCGCGCAGCCTGCCGGGCCGCGGGTCCATCCCGCGAATTTGCGACAGAGTCCGCTGCGAGGGGTTGATCTCCATCACGTCGTCGCCCGGACCGGCGCTGATAGGCCGCGCCAGCTTTGCGGCGAGTTTTTCGGCCCGGTCCAGTTCCCCGATCGTGCGCTCGAGCGTCGCGATCTCGGCCTCCTTGGCGGCGAAGGCAGGCGTCCCGGCCAACGGCGCGAGTTCATCCACCGCCACCCCGAGGGCGCGGCGGAGCGACAGCAGTGTGCTCATGTGATATGCAGTCCTTCGAAATAGTCGGTCGCGAAAGCCGGGCCTGAAGCCTCTGGAGGGCGTTACCCCGCTATGCTACTTTGGCTGCCATGAGCGTTGCCCTTCGCAAGCCGATGACACTGACCGAGTTCCTCGCCTGGGAGGAGCGGCAGGAGTTGCGTTACGAGTTCGACGGCTTCGAACCGGTCGCCATGACCGGAGGGACGATTGCGCATGACCAGATTACCTTCGACCTGCGCACCGCACTTGCCACCAGGCTCGCGGGTAAGCCGTGCCGTCCCCTGGGTCCGAACGTCAAAATCATCGTTGACGGGCGCGCGCGATATCCAGACGCGCTCGTCGTCTGTCAGCCGGTTTCTCCCACCGCCTCGATCGTCGAGAATCCTGTTGTCGTGTTCGAGGTCCTGAGTGAGGGTACCAGCGAGACCGATCTGATAGACAAGAACCGCGAATACCGCGCAACCCCGTCCATTCAGCGATACGTGATTCTGCAGCAGATTCACAAGGTGGCAATCGTCTTTGAGCGACGGGCCGACCTCTGGCTGTCGGAAATTGTTTCTGGCAACGGCGCCGTGCTGGACTTGCCCGAGATCGGCATCACTATTCCGTTGGATGAGGTCTACGCCAACGCCGAACTGACCGAGGCACCGCAGTCGTAAAGGCGATGGCATCTGGACAGTTGACAAGACTACAGGTGCACGGTGACGGCACACTGCACCGCGTGATGCCGGACGGAACCGAAGTGCCGATGCCAGATCCCGGTCCGCTTGCTCCGCGGCCAGAGGCCGAGATTCACGCGGCTGCGATGCGTGACCGCGACGCCCGGCCGATGACGGACGAGGAATTTGCCCGCATGAAGCGGGTGCCACACGCCAAGACACTGCGCCGTGCGCTCGGATTGACGCAGGAAGAATTCGCAGCACGGTTTCAAATTCCACTCGGCACGCTGCGCGATTGGGAGCAGGGACGGGCGGAACCTGATCAACCGGCCCGCGCGTATCTCAAGGTCATCGCTTTTGACGCGCAGACCGTACAGCGGGCGCTGACAGCTACGCCACCAATGCCGAGTTGAGCGTGGGTCAGGAAGGCTTGTGCCTGGCCCGCAGTTCCGCCGCGCGCGCGAGTTGGGCTGCTTTTTCCGCGTTGGCATCGGGATCGGGGTCGGCGGGTGGATCGGTGATTGGATCGGCATCCAGCGCATCGACCACGCCGTCCAGCAGGCTCAGCGCCTTGGCGTGGTGCGTCATCCCCTCGGCCATGTAAGCCTTTGCGGTGCGCATGGACTTATGCGCGAGCCGAATCGCGTCCTCATGCGCCACCGGCAGTTCGTCGTTGTCTGGCGCGTCGCCATCCCTCCGGCGTCCCAGAAGCCGGCGCAGCGTTGCCAGCAGTTTCTCATCGGGCTCCGGCGCCGCCGCGTTGCCACCATGGACCGCGCACTTGGACGGGTCGGCCAGCCCGCATTCGTCGTCGGCGCTGCGTCCGCAGGTGCAGACGGGATCGTCTTCGCTCCCGCCACCAGTGCGTCGCGCGTTCGAAGACCTGGCCGGGCTTGGGGATCGAGGTGTCGGTCGCGTCATAGCCGGTTCCTTTGCTGCCCTGCGCAGGCGTTCCAGTTCGGCGCGCGGCAGGGTCGCCTTGCCGTCACCGTCGAGCGTTTGCTCCGCCCATTCCACCAATGGCCGTGTGTCGATGCTCTTGCGGCGCGCCTCTTGCAGCGCGTTTGGATTTGCCGGCACCGGACACACGCTGATTTCGAGCAGGCTTTGTTCGAGGAAGTCGATGCCGAATCCGCGCTCGGGATCGTTCTCGACAAACGCGTAGCGAGTCGGCAGGAAGCCGACGCTGACCGCGCGCAAGAACTTGCCCAGCACCAGGCGATAGATCGTGTCGGCGAACGCATAGGTCTCGGGCGGAGCGAACTCGATGTCGCCCAGCAAACGGTCGCCCTCGACGCCGACGTTGCGCGCGCCGCCGATCGGCGGGGCGGAACTGTCATGTGCCCACAGCGCCACCGGGTTCGCCAGGAAGTCAGTGAGGTCCCAGCCGGAAGCGGCGATCGTGTCGTTCATGCGATCGACGCTGCCGTCCGAGAAGCAGAAGCGCAGGGTGCGCGCCGCACCGTCCACCGGCAGCGGTTGCGCCACGCTGACCCGATACACGCCCCCGACCGGCTTGCGCCTCGCCCGCAGTTCGCCACGGAACTGGTCAGCGCTCATCAAGGCGGTCATGGAATCATCAACCTCCGACAATCAACAGGCCGCGGCCGTCGGCGTAGATGCCGGATTCCTCCGCCATGGAGCGGCCCACCGCCATGATCACCGCGACGATCGGATCGATGCGCTCGATCGAGCGTTCCTTGTCCGGCTTCACGTTGCCGGCCGGATCGGTGCGGATCGACACGTTAGACGCACACCAGTCGGCCACCGGATCGGCGCCATGCTGCAGTTCGCGCGCCAGCACCTTGCGCATGAACTCCGCCGCTGCCGGCCCCATGCTGAGGAAGCCCTGGCCGAACTCGACCAGGTTCATGCCCTCGTCCGCCAGGTTACGGATGATCTCGCCGGCAAATGTCCGGTCGAACGCCAGTTCTTCGATGTTGTAGATGCCGGCAAGCTCCAGGATCGCCGCCTCGACAAACTTGAAGTCCGTCGTGTTGCCTTCGGTCGCGATCAAATGGCCCTGGCCGCGCCAGACCTGGTAGGGCGCACGGTCCCGCCTCGATCGCTCCTCGATGTTGTCGGCCGGGCACCAGTGGCGCCACAGAACTTTCCATCGTTCGCCGTCGCTGACCGGCGGGAACAGCAGTGCCAGCGACGACAGGTCGTTGATCCGCGCCAGGTCCAGCCCGGCGAAGCACCTCCGGCCCCGCAGCGCCTCCGCGTCGATTTGCTCGGCGCCGTCAGCCCAGACCTCCATCGGGATCCAGCGCACGAGCTGCTGGGTCCACTGGTTGAGCCGCAGGCGCCGGATCGAGTTCTGCCGCGATGGCATCTCCAGCGCGAGTGCAACCTCGGCGCGCAGGTCCTCGATCTGGAGCACCGTGCCCAGCGACGGATTGGCCTTGCGCCAGGCCAGTTCGTCCTGCCAGTCGTCGCCATCATCAACGGTCGCGATGTAGGCGAACCATCGGTCGGCGGTGACCTGGGGGATGACCCCGTCCAGGATTTTCACCGAAAAGTCCCAGTGCAGGTAGCAGACGGACGTGCGACTCACGCCAGCCGTGGTTGTTTCGTACATCAGCGGTTGGAGCCGCGCTCCCATGCCGGTGTCGAGTTTCTCGATCACGCCGGCATCGGGATGCTCGTGCAGTTCGTCAACAAGAGCGACGAAGACGTTCAACCCGTCCATCTTCGACGTGTCAGCCGACAGCGGCCGGAACCACGATGCGGTGGACAACACCGCGAGGTTGTTTGTTGTCTTGACAATCCGCCGGCGCAGCGCGAGCGAACCGGCCCGCATGCGTTCGGCCTCGGAGAACACGATCCGCGCCTGATCGCGCGTTGTTGCGGCGGAGTAGATTTCCGCGCCGGGCTCGTTTTCGTCGATCAGCGCCTTGAGACCGATGCCGGCCTCGATGGTGGATTTGCCGTTCTTGCGGGCGGTGGACACGAACGCGGTGCGGAACCGCCGAACCTCGATCTGCTTGTCCGGCAGCCAGAGCTTCCAGCCGAAAATCGAGCCGACAACGAACGCTTCCCAATCGAGCAGATTGAACGGCTGGCCGGCATACTGCCCCTTGCTGTGGCGCAGGACCTTCGGGAAGAAGTCGATCGCGCGCTGGGCGGAGTCGCGGTCCCAGCGCAGGCCACGCGCTCGACCATCAGCCAGGTCGCGCATGTGGCGCTCGCAGGCGAGCCGAACCAGGCGCCCGGTGACGTGCTGGTTCCCGACAACCGCCCTGGCATACGCCTCGACCGGGTCCTGCGGCTCAGCCGGCCGCTTACGCCCTGCCACGCAGGAAGTCTTCGGCCGGGTCGATGTCCCCCGGCGCGTCGCTCGCCCTGATCCGCGAGCGCGCCGAACCCGACAGGCCGATTTGTTCCGAGAGCTGGCGTACCTGGTCGAGTGCCTTGTTCGCGGCGGTGAGATAGGGCGAATACATCGGGAACCCGTTCGGTGCCTTGATGATGAGTCCGGTGTTCACAAGCTGGCGTTCGCACTCGACCCAGCGCGCCCAGGCTTGGCAGTAGCCGGCGATGACGGCGCGATCGAGCTTCGCGATCAGGCCGACCTCGGCCAGCAACACCGTGATGCGGCGCCACTCCGCCAGCGCCTCGTCTTTCAGCATGTCGGGCGGATCGGGGATCACCGTCCGCGGCGTCGCCTCTCGATCGTTGAGAGGGCGCCGGCCCGGGTTGCCGGTGACGAGTTTCAGTTTCGTGGGCTTCGGTTTAGGCCCCTGCATCGGCTCCCTCCGGGCCGACCGACGCGCGTGCGGCCTCTTGCTCGGCGAGCGCCTTGCCGGCCAGCTCGGCCATCATGCGCAGCGCAACGGCGGTGTTGTGCACGCCGGTCGCGTGCTTGACCGCCAGCAGGCCCTGGAAGAAGCGATCGAAGTCCGCATAGGCTCCGACCAGGCGGGTGACCGCGGCCTTCGATTTGGCGATCTTGGTCAGCCAGCCCATGAAGATCGCCGCGTCAGCCGGCAGGAAGGCGATTTGCAGTTCCTCGTAAAATGGCTGGCCGACCCGCAGCACGGAGGTATCGAGGTCTTCGACCTTGAACGCGTCGTCGGTCAGGCCGGAGTACTCTTTCCAGCCGAAGTCGAGTTCGGCATAGAGCGACTGTAGAATGTTCGGATCGTCCTCGCCGACGACTGCGTTGTGGCTCAGTTGCAGTGCGACGAATTGGGCGCGGGTCAGCGGCGTCAGGATTTCGAGAACGTCCGCTTCCTCGATGCCCGCTTTCATCGCCGCCGGCACGCGATGGTTGCCCGACGCCACCAGCAGCTTGCCATCCACGTGTCCGACCAGCGGAACGCTGGTGAGACAGCCATCCGCTTTGATGTTCGCAACGAGGCGGGCGAACGTCGCTCCCCTCATAAACCTGGCGTTCTTTTCAAGCAGCGTCAGGTCGGCGAGCCGCATCCGTGTGACGCGCGTTTGCAACGAACCGCTGGAACCACTCGGCGTAGATTTCAGTTGGGGTTTGCTGTCTGATCTTGCTGCCATAGTTCAACATCCCGGGGCCGCGGCCCAACAGTTCGAAGATGCCGCGGTACTTCATGGACACCGGCTTCGACGTAAAAGCCGTGGTCATCACCGAGTCGATCCGCTGCACCAGCCGGACCTGCATCCGCTCAATGATCGTCGCCGAGGTCGCCAGCATTGCGATCAGCTTCGACACCCGGCTGCGCGGCGACAGCGCGAAATCCGAAAGCAGGTAGAGCAGGTCGCCGCCCCACTTGTCGCGGGCGTAGATGAAGCCACCGGCCAGGTGGCCGTCGATCAACACCAGGAAGTTCGCGATGCCGGCGGTGTGCGCGATCCCCTTCGCCAGGTAGATGTCCTTCAGGAAGTTCATCTGTCCTGACGTTGCGCCGACGATCTCGACGCGCGAGGCAGGGGTCAGTACCGCCGGATCGAGCTTGGTGTAACGGAACGGCGTTGACCGGTGTTGGGTGCGGCGCACCGAACTGGCAGACTGGTCCGCGAAGGTGAAGACCGGCTTGTTTGATTCTCCGCGATAGACAGTCACCGGCTGGTGATGGTCGAGCGTGTGGTCGGTCAGCACGCAATACCGCACCCGCATGGCGTCCAGCTCATCCAGCCACGCCTCAAGCGCGGCAGGGTCCCAAACGCCATAGGACGGCCGCGGCCAGTCGGTGTTTTGATCGACGAAGCGGTACAGCCGCTCATACCCGTTCTTGTAGGTCGGCGGGAACGCGGCAACGCCACCGCCGGCGCCGGCCGCGCGGCGCGCTTGCTCCCGGAAATCTCCGGGATGGAAGCTCGCGATGTGCAGCCCTTCGAGGAATTGATCGAGCCGCGTCCGAACCGGCGCGAGGAACTCGACAAACTGTTCCTCGTAGTGCCGGAAATGCGCCTGGGCGTACGGGTTGGTGCCCTTGTATTTTGCCATTTCCAGTGCGATCTGGACCGCCGCGGCGCGCGCTGCGAAGGGCTGGCCCGCGAGCAGCGGCTCAATGAAGGCGAGCCGGCCCTTGAACTCAATCGGGAACTCGGCGCCGGTGGCGAGCGCACCCACCGTGCAGGACAGCAGCGAGACGTCGTTCGAATGCACGGCGACGGTCGGGTGAATCTCCCGCACCGCTCGGTCGAAGCGGAATGATCCGGAGCATCCGACAAAGACCTGGTGCCAGTCGGTGAAGGGGACCGAGCGCGTGATTTGCTCAACAGCGGGGCGCGGCACAGCTCCAACAAACATAGTCTACCCTTGCGCAACACATGCCGAAATATCTGACGTGCTATCAGGACATCACGCTACCATGCTAGCAAAGTAGCAGCGCGCATCGTGGCTTGTTCGGGCAGCAAAGTCGAAGGAAACAACGAGAACTTTCAGTGTCACGTGTGAGTCACTTATGCTAATATGGTGATGTTTGAAATGGCTTTCGCGAAGGACGATTTCCGTGTCGGCGCTACCTCTCATCAAGACCGCGTCGTGGACAACGAATCTGCCCGACGATCATCTGCGGATCGGCATTTCACGCGGCACGCCGCGCCGACTGCCGGCTGGCTATCGTGTCTATCGGGCGCTCGCACCAGGGCCTTGGTTCAACAGTGTCGGGATCGAGGAATACTACCAGCTTTATCGGACCGAGATCCTCGGACGTCTCGACCCCAGGCTCGTCGCCGACGCGCTGCTTGGTCTCGGCGGCGGCCGGGTTCCGGTCCTTCTTTGCTATGAACCGCCCACAGCCGGCCAGTGGTGTCACCGCGCGATGGCCGCGGAATGGCTCGCCGAGGCACTCGGCGCCACCGTGCCGGAGTTCGGATTTGAATTGCTGCCGCAGCACGAGCATCCCCTGATGCCGCCGCAGCTTCGTCGCGTCATCGCCTCGACCGTTATCCCTGACGTTGCACCCTTCACAGGTCACACCGCAGTCATCGACGGTGAACTGCACCGCGTCGTCGGAGCAGACCCTCACCAGCCAGGGAAGGCGATCATCAGCACTGGCGACCGCGAATATTCCACTGGCCTCGCCACGCTGCGCCGCTACTTCCGAGGAGCCTGACGATGGCCCAAGACACCTTTCAGGTTTTGCTCGATCTGGCCGAGCGCATCAGGCGTGACAACGAACAACGCCATGTGCTTTCCACCGGCGAATACCTCGCGGCCGCCCTCCTGTTGAATCGATCCGACTGGCTGGACGAGAAATCTTACACAATGGTCGAGGCCATCGACCGCATCGGGCCGCAATGGCTCGCCGAGCTCCGCAACGTAGAGAGCGCGCTGCAAAACTCCTGAAATCCGCCGGCCCGCAGCAGAAAACCTGGAGCGGCTACGGGAACTGCACCCGCCCGCGGGGTGGTGCCCCACGGTCAACTGATTGTCGCCGCAAATCTGTTCAGTCAGGTGGCACCAAGTGCAAGCGCCCAGCGGGCGAGGTATAGAGCAGGAAAACCGAGAACTATATTGCCATGTTGGCGCTTTATGTTTGGTGTAGGCGCGTAATTATGCTATAAAATACTCACTAAGAACTTGCTCCGAAAGCCACTTCGATGCCCGCACGGACCGCGAAGATTTCCAAAAAAACCGCAGCAGTGCGCGACGCCTACGCCGCCCGCACGGGCATGGACAAACGGTCAGCAAAAATCCTGGTCGCTGCGCACATCGTGAAGCCTGAAACCTACCAGGACGAAGACGGCAACGTGATCCGGGTGTGGAAGTCCTCGGAAATGTCGTCGTACTCCAATGCCGATATCGCCTCGACCCTCCGCAACCGCGTGGCGGTCGAACCCAACGAAATGTTGGGCACGGTTCCCCCCTCCGCGATCAAATACTGCGTCACGAAGGGCTGGCTGGTGCCGAACGCGAGCAAGACGCTCTACAGCGTCACGCTGCGCGGCGCCATCGATCTTAACCTGCCGCTCCGCTTCAAGGGCGGCCCGTCCCACGGCCGCAAAATCCCGTTCGCGGCAACCCCATCCGCTCCTACCAAGGGGTAATTCCCAATGTTCACCGCGGAACTCGCTCGGTTGAAGACCGAGTATGTCCGGCTGCCCGAAAAGGATCAGACCTTCGCTCTGTCGCTTCTCCAGCAGCATGCCAGCAGCGGTCGCCTCTCCGACCGGCAATGGCCCTTCGTCAAGAAGTTGGTCGAGCGCATTGACCACCCGCAACCAGCCGACGGCCCGCGCAATCTCGGCGACCAAACCGAACTCCGCGCGATGTTCGCCACCGCTGCCGCGAGGCTCAAGTTTCCCCATCTGCTGCTGCGCCATGCCCACGACGGCTACAGCGAGACCCTGAAAATCTGGATCGCCGGCCCGCGCTCCATGCAGCCCGGCTCATTGTCCGTCACGACGACCGCGGTCAACCGCGAGTGGCTTGGCCGCGTGCTGGAGGATGGCACCTGGGCGCCGGGCCACACCCGCAGTGCCGCCGAATACGACAGCGTCGCGGACCTCCTGTGCGAACTGATCGCCGCGCCGCAGGCCACCCTGGCAGCCAATGGCAAGTCGGCCGGAGCCTGCTGCTACTGCGGCAGCGAACTCACCGATGCGCGCAGCGTCGAGGCCGGCTACGGCCCGACCTGCGCGAAGAAGTGGGACCTGCCCTGGGGACCGAAAGGTGGTGTGAAATGACACCCACCCCAGACCAGGTAACCGCCCTCCGCGCGGTCCTCGACGCGATCCTCGAAGCCGTCGCCGCCGCTGGTCCATGCGGTGCCCCGGGCGGCGTCATCTACGCCGCGCTGATGGGGCAGGGGTGCAGCCTCTCGCAGTACCAAACCTTGATGGACGGGCTGGTCTCGGTGCGGCGGCTGCGCCGCGAAGGCGATCTGTATTTCATCGTCGCAGCGCCGAAGCGGGCGCCGGTGTGATGCAATCCAAAACCCAGCGGTTGATTGAGCTGATGCGCGCGGGCGACTGGCCGCGTGCACTTAGCCTCGCCAACACCTTCCGCCGGCTCGGCCCTCACCGAGACACGATCCGCCTCGCGCATGAGTGCCGAGTGCATCCCCGGTTCTATCGCAGCGTCGGCCGCGATCCAGAGGCGACGATCGCAGCCGGCATCGCCGCGCTTCAAGAACTCTATCCCCCGAACAGGAGCCGACCATGACCATGACCGTGCAGCAGCGGCAGGAGATCGAACGCCGCATCATCCAGCGCATCGTGCGCGATGCACTCGATGGTGGATTTCAAATCACCGTCGATGACGGTGGCGAAGCACCGAGCGTCAGGCGTTCAACCGACGAAGCTGCCGTCATAGCGGCGGTGATGCTGACCGATCAGGACTTCCTCTACGTCAACAAGCCCGGCGAGCCGCTCCAGGGTTGGGTGCGGCTGGTCTACGGCAACGACGGTTGGGACGTGGTCAATGACTACACCACGAACTTGGAGCCGTTGCTGGCCGGCGCGACGGCCGAAGCCGATCACCTGGAATCCATGCACGGCTGAATGCACGCCGTTTATGAGTAACTTACCCGCGCATGGCGAACCACCCGCCGGCGCGCGATGGAGCAATCCAATGGCCCACCAAACGACAACAGCGGTCCGCTCCCTGAAACCGCGAACCTTCACCATGCGGCAGATCGAAGAGGCGAGCGGCATGCAAGCCGGATTCTGCCTCGCCTGCGGCGCCATGCAGGAATGTTGCGAACCCGACGCTCGGAAGTACCGCTGCGACAACTGCGGCAAATCCGAGGTCTACGGCCCCGAAGAGCTCCTGCTGATGGGCCGCGTCTACTGACGCCTGCCTGCCCTCCCGCCACAAGGAAATCCCCTCATGTCCGCCACCAGAACGCGGGTGCCAGACGACGTACTCCCGATCCTCCGCCGCAGCACCATCGCCGGCAACGTCCTTACCCTCCCCGAGCAACTCGACCGCCCAACCTACCTCCGCGTGGCCAAGGTGCTGACCGCGGCGCGCGGCAAATGGAACCGCAAGGCCAACGGTCACGTCTTCCCCTTCGATCCGCGCGAATTGATCGGCGCGGTAGTCGCGAACGGCGTTGTCGTTGACGCCAAGCGAAACCTCCAATTCTTCGAGACGCCCGACGATCTCGCGCAGCGCATGGTCAGCGTCTCCGGCATCGGCGCGGGCGAGATTGCCCTGGAACCGAGCGCCGGCCAGGGCCGGATCGTCCGGCACCTGATGGCCAGGGGCGCGATGGTCGATGCCGTCGAGATCGATAGGGAAAACTGCAAGGTCCTCCGCGCCATCCCTGACATTCGTTGCGTGTGCGAGCAGGATTTCCTCGAGTACGCGAAGGTGGACGCCGCGCTGTACGACGCGGTGGTGATGAACCCGCCGTTCTCGAACAATCAGGACATCAAGCACATTCGCGCGGCATGGCAGTTCGTCCGGCCCGGCCGGCGCGTGATCGCCATTTGCTCCGAGGGTCCGTTCTTCCGGCAGGACACCGCGGCACGCGAGTTCCGCGCGTGGCTCGAAGAGATCGGCGCCGACGCAGTGAAGCTACCCGACGACACGTTCCGCGAGAGCGGGACCGGCGTCGCTACCCGGATCATCTTCGCCACCAAGGCAGCCCCTCCGGCGCCCGCGGTCACCGAGGAACCCGAGGCCACGGCCCGCGACATCCCGATGGACCAGATCGAGCCCGACCCCGACCAGCCTCGCAAGGTGTTCGAGCCGGCCGCGCTACGCGAACTCGCCGCCTCCATCCGGGCGGACGGGCTACTGCAGCCCATCGTCGTGCGGCCCTCGACCACCGGCCGCACGCCTTACATGATCGCGGTCGGCGAGCGGCGCTGGCGCGCCCACCAGATCAACGGCGCCCCGACGATCCGGGCGTTCGTGACGGCGCCGAAAGACACCACCACGATCCGCGTCATGCAGATCATCGAGAACGATCAGCGCCAGGACGTCACGCCGCTGGAGCAAGCGCGGTCCTATCAGGCGCTGATGGACTCGACCGGCTGGACCGTGGAGGAACTGGCCGCCCGGATCGGCAAGGCGCCGTGGCGCATCACCGAGCGCACCGCCTTGCTCCATCTCCGGCCCGAGTACCAGGCCCTGCTGGCGAGGGGCAACCTGAAACCCTCCGAGGCGACCGAACTGGTGCGCCTGTCGCCGCGCGGGCAGGACACCCTGTTCAACGCCATCCGCACCGGCGGCTGCCGGAACTACAACGACCTGCGGGCCTCGGCCACCGCGCTGGTCAACGCGGAGGCCCAGCTTCTGCTGATGCCCGATGCGCCGCCGCCGCCGACCAAGGCCGACCGCGACCTTGCCAACGCCTTCGAGGCTCACGTCGAACGGATCGCCGGCCTGCTGCGCTCCGGCATCCAGGAGAACCAGATCGTCGCGGTCCGGAAGACCAGCCCGCACCGCGCCGGCACCCTGGCCGACCTGCTGGCCGTCATGCAGACCGACCTGCGCCGCATCGAAGTCGCGCTGCGCGAGGTCGCCATCCAGGCAAGTTTCCTCGACACGGCGGCGAAAGCCGCCTGACGCACGGGGCTGCCCCGCTCAGAGCCGGGCTGCCCAGGTAGCAAAGTAGCATGATAGCAAAACAGCAAAGGGGCATGACATGGCCCACGATGTCATCTTTGACGATCTGCTTGCCTGCTCGTCCGACGCGGTGGACGCGTTGGTGACGGGCGATCTGGCGACGGTCCGGTCCAACCTGGAAACCATGCTGGCCTACCGGGGACACCCCAATATCGAGGTCAACGATGTCGGCTCGGACGAACTGCTGATTTGCGCCGCCGACGCGTTGATCGCCTTGGACAAGGGCGATCTCGGCGAGGTCCGGTTCAACCTGAAAGCACTCCTTGACGGGCTGGGCGAGGTCCTGGACCCGGATGACGACTCCTGACGGCCGCAGACCAGGCACTGCCAATCGCCGCTGACGGCTGGCTTTGCGCGCGCGCGGGCCTCCCGCCGGCGGGCGCCATACCCCCCACCCGAATTCGCGCCGTAGCGCGTTTCACCCACGCACGGTCCCGGAGGGGGAACGCGGTGGGGCTAATACCCCATACCTGCCGGCGGGCCAGCGACAGGCTACCCGCCGCTACGTGGAATGCTGATCAGGTTCTCACTGACCGAAGCACAACCGAAGCATCCTTCCCTCCAACCCAGACCGACCGGGCACCCAGTGATGACCTGACTGCGAGTCGCCCCACCGTCCGGGACCGGTGCTCTTGTGTCCTACCGTGCCGCGGGCACTATGCACGGTGCCCCCCGTTCGGGACGCCCTCGTGCGTCCGTCAGGCGTTGGGCCGCGCGCACACGTGGCTTCAACAGCGAAAGCGTCTGATCGAATGCCCATTGACTTCATCCCAACCAGAGCAGACCGGACCAGATACCCGGTTCTAGATCACTTGATTTCCGAAATCACCACCGGTGCCGGTTCGCGGATGCTGGGAGATGGGGTCCTTTACTACGGCTGGCCGAAATTTACAGACTATGACGCGGTCAGGCATCGCGTCGACCTAGCTCTGGTTTCCGCGAGGGCCGGGGTTGTGCTCATGAGAGTGCTCTCTGCTCCAAATGCCCGCGTGATCCGTGATACCGTTGAGAGCATATCACAGGTCACCGCTAGCGCCGTTTCCCAGCTTATTCGCAGCCCAACCCTGAGGGCGAGGGGCCAGCGCCTGTGTTACGAAGTGACGCCGATCGTCTTCGCCCCGGGGAGTGACGATGTCCTGGTCGATGACGTTCCTGTCTTTGGGTCAGAGGCCGCACTGCTGGCTTTCATTGGCGACATAGATGACCAGAAATTGCTGGTGGACCAAATCGCCGAAACGCGGTCCATCCTGGAAGGAGCGAAAGCGCTCGTTCGGGGCAGTCGTAGGGCCATTCCTGACCCGTCGCGACAAACACTGGCTGTAGCCCTGAGCCGACTCGAGGAAGAGATCGCTAGCTTCGACGCGCGCCAACGGCTTGTGGCTCTGACTGCTCTTGGTGGCCCACAGCGCATCCGTGGTCTTGCCGGATCTGGGAAAACGGTAATCCTTGCGATGAGAGCAGCGTTGGCTCATCTCGACAATCCAGATGCGCGCATACTTGTCACGTACTATACCAGGAGTCTACGCGATACCCTTAGGAGACTGATCACACGGTTCTATCGCCATTTCGGTGAGGGCGACCCCG